TCAAAAGTATAAATACATTCAATAGGAGAATCAATAAATGGATTTCAACAACACAACACCGTATGACACATTGTTAGAAAAATGGGCACCTGTAGTAGATCACTCAGACATGCCCAAAATCGACGATATTCATCGTCGCAGATGCACTGCCATTTTGCTGGAAAATCAAACCAAAGCGCTTCGAGAACAATATCTCACAGAGGCACTTCCTGGTGCAAACATGGGTGGTGGATTTCTTGCACCACAGGCTGCATCAAGTGCCGGTAATCTTGCCGGTTACGATCCAATCTTAATCAGTTTAGTTCGACGCGCCATGCCCAATGTTGTGGCATATGATGTTGCATCAGTTCAACCAATGAGTGCGCCGACCGGATTAATCTTTGCAATGCGTTCACTTTATAACGCCGGCAATTCTGGTACATCGCAAGTCGAAGCCATGTTTGATGAACCATGGGCACAATACTCTGGTGCATCAGGTTTCGGTGTTACTGCTTCGAATGTTGCTTCCGGTGCATCGGGTGCAAGAGTAACTCCAATCAGTTCAGACGGAACACGAAACAATGCAGAATTGTTTGAAAACTTCAGAGGCATGTTGACTGCTAACGGCGAAAATCTTGGTAGTGGTTCAGGAGCAAATCAAGACTTCAAGGAAATGGGTTTCTCGATTGAAAGAGTTGCTGTCGAGGCAAGAACTCGCGCACTGAAGGCCGAATACACGACCGAACTCGCACAAGATTTGAAGGCAGTTCACGGATTAGACGCAGAATCTGAACTCGCCAATATCCTCAGTGTTGAAATTCTCAACGAAATCAACCGAGAAATTCTTCGTGCAGTTTACTACAGTGCGGTTCGCGGAGCAGGTCAAACAGATCTTGCCGGTCCTGGTGGTGTTTATGATCTATCTGTAGACGCTGACGGTCGTTGGAGTGCAGAACGTTTCCGTGGTCTCATGTTTCAAATCGAACGTGAAGCAAACGAAATTGCCAAGGGAACACGTAGAGGAAAAGGTAATTTCCTTATCTGTTCAGCAGATGTTGCTTCGGCACTTGCAATGGGTGGATTTTTAACAATCTCCCCCGCACTCAATATTAACCTTAACGTTGATGACACAGGAAACATTTTTGCTGGTATTCTCAACAACAAGATGAAAGTCTTCATCGATCCATTCGTGGCATCTGGTGTAGATTTCGCAGTGGTTGGCTATAAAGGTGCAAATCCTTACGACGCAGGTTTGTTCTACTGTCCATACGTTCCACTCCAGATGGTTCGTGCAGTGGATCAATCTTCGTTCCATCCAAAGATTGGATTCAAGACTCGTTACGGCATGGCACAAAACCCATTTGCCAGAGGTCGAGGTCCAGTTTCTAGTGCAATCGAAGCCGGTGTCAATCAGTACTACCGAATCTTCCGTGTCGCAAACGTTCACGGCAACGGCGTTCAGTGATTGATGTTTGAAAGTTGATTTTCAAAAAGGGGGATTTGATCCCCCTTTTTTTATTTTCATATGATTCATAACTCATATAAATATATACATGAATAGTCCTTTATCTGGCGTCACATACGGTTCAAGACATCAAACAAGCAATACTCCGGTATCAAGCCAAGATACTGTTCACAGAAATATAGTTACTGTAAATTTTTATGGTGGAACTTCTTTGCAAGCACAAGAATTAAATGAAATACAAGAACAGATTCAAAGACAAACAACCATGTTGAATAAATTATTGCAGCAATGGCCCATAGAAACCAATACAGAAAAACGAAAAGCATTTAAAAATCCAACAGATGCTATCGGTACAGTTATTCCCACAAATCCAGAAGAAATTATAGTACTTCCACCAAATCCAAATGGTGAAATAAATATTACAATAAATTCTGGAGTGCATTTAATTAGAAGTTTGGGTGGATATTGTTATTTTGTAAACGGAAAAACTTTTACCGGATCCTTAACCGATCCTGTAATCAACAATTACAAAGAAAGATATGTAAACTCTAATATTTCTGGATGGACAGGATTACGAGATAATTCTCAAGGTGATAATACTGACGATATAACTGGAGCAGGTAGACTTCAATATTATAATAAAAATTAATAATACAGACTAAATAGACTAATGAGTATACAATTTCGACTAAAACTTCCTAATGTTGTAGACTATACAGATATTTTATTGAAAAATGGAACTTGTTGTGATGGCTATACTGCAATTCCTGGAGCATCTTATTCTTCGTATCATGATTGTAATCAACAAGGATTTTATTTCATTGCTGCAACGGGTGAAAATGTATGTAAAAATATAGGAATGACTGCCTCTATTCCGGTAGAATCTGTTGCAGAAAGTACATGGATTAATAATTGGGGTAATCTAAATGTGTATAAAGAATGGCCGTGGGACAGTAAATATAAATACAAGTTCACATCTGATGGCTCTACTCTTCAATTCAATAAACTTCAAAACTCTGTTACTCCATATTGGAATAATAGTGAAATTGTAGAAAATGGATTTTATTTAATAGATCGCAATCTAATATATGATTTTCAAAATTATCATACAATAAATCCTTTTATTTCATGCCAACCAGAAGATGGAACTAATAGTTGGAATCAGACCAGTGCTTTAAATAACGGTTATGCAATGCCAGGATCTACAGAATTTTCTTCTGCGTTTTTCTGGAATCAAAATAATCTTAATGAATTTATTCAGAATGTCGAAGGGGGAACTGCATTTATAATCAATCCACAAGCAATAGATAATATGTTTGAATCAATTAATGTAGCTTCACTTATGGAATTGAGTTGTTTGAAACAACAACATCCTGACAGATTGACATTATTTCCACGAGCATTACATCAAAAATTGGCACAACCTCTAGTAGGTTCATATTGGTATTCCACACTAGTTGATGGATTTACTGGATTAAGTCCAAGAGGCAAAACACTACAAGTTAACAGTCCATGGAATGATACTGTTTCAGAAGACTTGTCAAAATCATTTGGTGTTTTACTAAAAATGTATAGTGATGTCGGGATAACTTTTTCATACATAGTCCTCGATGATGAATACATAAATCAGGGATTACGTATAGGATCATATACATCAGATTACGACGAAGAACTTTCCTCATTTGTAGACATAACGAACGCAGCTACTGTTTATATTCCAGATCGAGATTATCCTCTTCCAGGGATGAAAGGCACCACTGGTTTTGATGAGTTTAAGAATCCTTCTACACCTAACTCACCCCCAAGTTGGAGAATTGCGAGTTTTCCTCACAGTGCTACAGCTGCACCGCAACAATGGGAATACTACCAACAACGGGGTATCACTTGGTGGAATTTTCCTAACACCACGGACATAAACTACGTTTCTAAAAAAAATCCAAATGGGAATAGCATATGGAATGTGTTGAATAATTCTAAATGGGATAATCAAGGATTAACTCATCTTGGAGGATTGACTCTTGGTGCAGTGTTTACCAAACATTATAATAATTTAAGAAACGCCTGGATTGCAGCGTATGCGGGAGCTTCTTTTCCAGCAATAGAAGGAAAAACAGGATATCCATCAGCATCGAATATACCACCAGTAAATGAAGTTATTGAATTCTTTAAGGGATGGAGTGGTCATTTTCTCAAAGGAACTACACATAAAGTAAAAAATTCATCAGGAATTACTCTTTTTTCCAACTGGTCACATCTAGGAGAAACCAAAGCTTGGTTGCCGGCTATGGGTTTATTTAATTTAAAACCTTGGCCTCAAGACCCAAGAAATGAATTCATAATCGACGGAATTACACTAGATCAATTCTTAGCATGGACTCCATACAATAGAACCCAGAACTATTACACTCAACATAATTTTAAGCCTAGACCACAAACTATATGGAACCACTTAGATACAAACATATTTGGACCATCTTATATGAATGAGCCCACACTCTTTTCTGATAATAATTATCAAAATTCTTGGGGTTGGTGGTTAAACAGTGTATTTTGGCCCGCATGGGATTGTACAATATCAAATATACAATCTAATTATTATTATAATTCCTTTCATTTTAAACAAAAAGAAACAGGAAGAATATACAATGGAGTAACTTTTTCTATTGTAAATTACAGTAATTATAACCTGAATGCTGAAGAGGCTATATTAACTAATGGATCAAATTCGTTAGAGTTTGGTGTCTATCAAATGAATAAGTTGAATAATAATTTTATACACAGTCCAGTATATTACCTTGGTAATTATGGTTGGGGAAATATAGGAGGAAAAAGACATTACGGAGAGTGGATTATTAATCAGAACCAAATAAAATTGAGAAGTATTATTATTGATTCAGGTGATATTGGGTTAACTGGTTTTACTGGTGATACCGGAGACCGTTTGAATGAACACTGGTCGTATAGAATGGGATATGTAAAAGGTTCTTCGTTTGATTTGGAAAAATACAAACCACATGGTTATATTCAACGTGACGCTGATATTTTAGGAATGGGAGGAACAACACTATATCCTCCTCCATCAGGATCTAGTTATTTTATGAAAAGATGGCCCACCGATGATTTCATGGGATTAACTTCTGGTGGTAGTTTCACAGATATTTTTGGCTCAAGTGTTCAGCTCGATACCAAGAAAAAATCAGCAAACAAATTAAAACAGGCCACTACATATGCGAACATTCTGTTTTATTTACAAAATTTACGTGGAATATTTAGAACAGATCCATATGCCTATACTTGTTTTGCTCCATGGATTGACAGTACATTTTTGTATACATATGAAACAGAACTCCTTATTCATATATTATTACATAATCCAAAATTTTTAAATTATTTTGAATTAGCTCCGGCGGTGGGGACACGAAACAGCGGAAAGATTAAAATTCAAAAACTGTTGACAGATTTAAAAAATATAACAAAAGGAGGAAATCTTGTTCCAGTAGGATGCAATGAACATGATCAATGTTTTCCTAGTGGTACGGGAGCCGGTGAAACATTAATGAATAGATTGTCACTAGAAAAATGTTTTGAAGATTATATAATGACTGGAGCTAAAATAACATCAGGACCGTTAGATGGAAACTACATATGGAGAATAACCCCATCCCCGGTCAATATAAACTGGGGAATAACTTTAGATATGGGGAATCTAGGAATAACAGTTGATAACAATCACTTCACTCAAAATATCGGAAATATAAATGTACCCGATAGGCAGAGAACCGTAGGAATATATTTTGTAAAAAATGATAATATAGTTCCTTCTATAGTAACTTCTTCAGGATAATGATCTTATGACACTGCCTCTATCCATTTTAAATAATCTCTCAGCTGAGTTAAAGATACCAAATATCAAACCCAGCACAAATAATTATTTAACAACAAATAAATTTTTATTTTATTTAAGGCGATGTCCAAGATTGACTCATTTTTGTCAAAGAATAAATATCCCTTCTATAGGTTTTGGAGAATCTTTACAATCAAACCCAACAGGCGTTGAAATACGAAGACCAGGCACCAGATACATCATCGATAATCTGAGTGTAGGGTTTCTGGTAGAAGAAAATTTTAAAAATTGGTTAGAAATATTTAATTGGCTCAAAGCAATAGGAATATATTCTGGCAACAAAGAAGAATTGAAAGAATCTGATAAAGTTTCAAATGCGTCAATACACATATTGAATAGTTCTTATAATCCCATTCTCCGAGTAGACTGTTATAATATTTTTCCTGTATCTTTAAGTGGAGTAAATTTCGATAGTAGCAATACAGACACAGAACCAGTTTTAGCAGAAGTTTCTTTTGCATTCACACATTATGAAATATTCGATTTAAATGGATCTCCTGCAGGTTCTACTGGATCTATAAATAGTTGACAAATTTTATAATTGTGGTATAATATTTAAATATGAAGCTTGAAGATATACGCACGATGTTGAATCAAGATGTCTTAATAGACAATTCGAATCTCAATCACGAAGCCACAATTTTACCACAATTGCATAACAAATATCTGTGTTTACTGACAGATGAAAAACTATTATTATCTAAATTAGAATCAGAGTTAAAAATTTTAGCCAGAGACAAATGGTTATATTATTCCGGAAAAATGTCGGAACAAGAGTTAAAAGATAGAAACTGGGAAACATTTGAATTGTCTTTGTTGAAAACTGATTTGGATAGATTCATCACGAGTGATGTCGATATCATAAATTTAGAAAATAAATGCACTCTTCAAAAAGAAAAAGTATATTATTTGGAAAACAGTGTGAAACTTATTTCAAATAAAATATGGAATATCAGAGCAGCACTTGATTGGATTAAATTCACTCAAGGAATATGATATGGTAAAAATTACAGAATTGAATTCTGTTTATCTCAAAATAGATTGCGAAAAGTCTATTGCAAAGGAATTGAGTTCATATTTTACTTTTCGAGTTCCTAATTTTCAGTATACACCCGCATACAAAAATAGAATATGGGATGGTAAAATAAGATTGTTTAATTTAATAAACGGATATTTATATCGCGGTTTATTAGACCACCTATTCTTGTTTCTCAAAGAAAGAAATTATCCTTTAGAGTATTATCCCCGATATTCTACCGAAATTCCAAATAAAAAAATTATATCTGATTTTATAGAATCCTTAATATTATTTTCTAATAAAAAACAAATATTTTTACATCCACACCAAACAGATGCGATCCTAGAGAGCATAGAAAAAAAAAGATTGTTATTAGTTTCTCCTACTGGGAGTGGTAAATCTCTGATAATATATTGTCTACTTCTATATTATCTTCAGACAATACCTACAGATAAAAATATACTCATAATTGTTCCCACAACCGGTTTAGTAGCACAAATGCTTCACGATTTCAAAGATTATTCTAATGGAAAAATAGAATCTGATTGTCACGTAATATATTCTGGACAATCTAAATCAACAAATAAAAGAATAGTAATCTCTACTTGGCAAAGTATCTATAAAGAACCTAAAGAGTTTTTTGACCATTTCCAAGTCGTTATAGGAGATGAATGTCATTTATTCAA